AAGTAAATTAAAAAAAGCTTTAACTATTGATTTAAGTAGAAAAGGTGCTAGAAAAGGAAGTATGCGTGGTAAAGCTGGTTGTCCAACTGGTAATTGTTAATAAATGAAAAAAATTTGGCAATGGCTTACGGGTTCCGTCATAAAAGAAGTTGGCGAGGTTTTAGATAATCTTACAACTACTAAAGAAGAGAAACTAGAAGCACAGCGTCTTATTACAGAGATTCTTGAGAAAGCTGACAAAGAAGCTCAAGAGCAGGTTACAAAAAGATGGGAGTCAGATATGCAGTCTGATTCCTTCTTGTCTAAAAATATACGCCCATTAGTACTTATATACTTAACAGTTATATTTACTATATGTGCGTTTTTCGATGGAAACATCGGAGAATTTAAAATAGCAGAAGAGTATATCCCAATATTCCAAACTCTTCTTGTTACAGTTTATGGAGCTTACTTTGTAGGTAGAACTTGGGAAAAAGCAAAATCAATAACAAATAACAAAAATTAAATTAAATCAAATGGCAAAAATTAAAGAAGAACAGTTAAAAGAAATCGTTGAATTACAAGGTAAACTTGGTCAAATTATTTCTAACATTGGTGTTTTAGAATCCCAAAAACATGGTTTACTACACGATGTAGCTGCAGCAAACAAAGAATTAGAAGACTTTAAAGCAAAGCTAGAAGAAGAGTACGGAGCTATTTCTGTAGATCTTTCAACTGGTGAGTATACTGAAGTTAAAGAAGAAGAAGCTAAAGCAGAGGAATAATGGATTCAGTCATTAGAAAAATCAGCATTGGATCTGATTACAAAAATGACGCCATGCACTATTCTGTAGGCCAACAGGTTTACGGAGGTCACGAGATAGCTTATATTTTATTTAACGAAAAAGATTCGTCATATAATATACATATTAAAAAAAATAACGAGGTTTTACCTTGGAAAAAGTTTAATAAGAATATGGCGGTATCTATAGAGTACGATTTAGAGTATTAATGAATTCTTTATATGACTTTATAGTAAAGCCAGTTGGAGATAAATACAGTAATACAATTAGAGTTGGTGATAAAGACTTAGTTGTTAATACTAAAATTGAAAACTGGAAATTTGTAAACAGAATAGCAGAGGTGGTTCAAGTGCCTTTAGCTTTTAAATCTGTTATTAGCAAAGGTGATGAAGTTGTAATACATCAAAATGTATTTAGAACTTTTTATGATATGAGAGGCGAAAAGAAAAAGAGTAGGTCGTTTTTAAAAGACGATCTACATCTTTGCGCCCTTGACCAAATATATCTTTGTAAGAACAATGGTGTTTGGCGTACTTTAAACGATAGATGTTTTATTTCACCTATAAAAGAAAAAGACAATCTAAAAGGTGATAAAGAACGCAGCCTTGTTGGTATACTAAAATATAGTAATAGCTCGCTAGAAGCGCTAGGAATAAACCCAGGAGATGTTGTAGGCTTCAAGCCTAATAGCGAATGGGAATTTTTAGTTGATGGTGAGCGTCTTTACTGTATGAAATCTAATGATATTGTAATTAAGTATGAACGTAAAGGAGACGAAGAAAAATATAATCCAAGCTGGGCGCAAGGCGGTTGAAGAGCTAATTAAAGTAGCTAAAGAACCAATTGTAGATTCAGATGATGATATTTCAGCGGACAGACTTAAAAATGCTGCAGCTACAAAAAAACTCGCTATATTCGATGCTTTTGAAATATTAACTAGAATAGAAAACGAGCAAGAGCTGTTAGAAGATAAGCCTAAAGAAGTTAAAAAAGAAAAAACTTTTAAAGGGTTTGCAGAAGGGAGGTCTAAATAATGTACGAGCAAACGTTATATAAAGTAATAGATGACTATATAAAACCACATACTGTAGCTAAAATGAATAAAGCTAAAAAGTGGGAGTATGGTTATAATGAAGATTACGACATTGTTGTCATCAGTAAGACTGGTGAGATAGGTGAGATATACGAAATACAAAATCTTAAAATAGCTTTACCTAAAGCTAATAATGTAAAAAAATTTGAAGGTAATAGGTGGAAATATACAGAATATCCTAAAGAACTTAAGAAAATAAAGTCTGTGTTTGATTGGGAGGAATACCCAGTAGACTTTAAAGAAAAATGGTATGATTACATCGATAGTGAATTTAATAAAAGAGAACAAGGGTTTTGGTTCTATAATAAAAGTGTGGCTACTTACATTACTGGCTCTCATTATATGTACTTGCAGTGGAGCAAAATTGACGTTGGGCAGCCAGACTTTAGGGAATCAAACAGATTATTCTTTATATTCTGGGAGGCTTGTAAAGCCGACCCACGATCTTACGGGATGTGCTACCTTAAAAACCGTCGGTCAGGATTTTCGTTTATGTCTTCGGCAGAAACCGTTAACGTGGCGACAATTACGTCAGATGCACGGTACGGTATCTTGTCAAAGTCTGGCCCTGATGCTAAGAAGATGTTCACGGATAAAGTCGTACCGATATCTGTCAACTACCCGTTCTTTTTCAAACCCATCCAGGACGGTATGGACAGGCCAAAAACCGAGCTTGCCTACAGAGTTCCTGCGACCAAATACACAAGGAAAAAACTTGAAACCAACGAAAAGCTTCAAGAACTTGACGGGCTCGACACAACGATCGACTGGAAGAACACAGGGGACAACTCGTACGATGGGGAGAAATTAAAGCTATTAGTACACGATGAAAGTGGAAAGTGGGAGAGACCTAATAATATATTAAATAACTGGCGAGTTACAAAAACTTGTTTAAGATTAGGTAGTAGAATTATTGGTAGATGCATGATGGGAAGTACATCAAACGCTCACGATAAAGGAGGTAAAAACTTTAAAAAACTTTATGATGACTCAGATGTTACTCAAAGAAACGCCAATGGACAGACTCGCAGCGGATTATATTCTTTGTTCATACCTATGGAATGGAACTACGAGGGATACATTGACGCTTATGGGTTACCTGTATTCGACACACCAAGTAAACCGGTTGAAGGACCTCAAGGTGAAAAGATAAAAATAGGTGTAATAGAATACTGGGAGAACGAAGTAGAGGGATTAAAGCAAGATCAAGATGGTCTTAATGAATTTTATAGACAGTTTCCACGCACGGAAAAACACGCTTTTAGAGATGAAACAAAACAATCCTTGTTTAATCTAACTAAAATATACGAGCAAATAGATTTTAATGAAGACATGCGTAACTCTATAAATGTTACAAAAGGTAGTTTTCAATGGGAAAATGGCGAGCAAGACAGTAGAGTTGTATTTGCCCCAAATAAAAACGGTAGGTTTTTAATATCTTGGATACCACCTCTTCATTTGCAAAATAAAAAATATAGCAAGAACGGTAGGTTTTACCCCGGTAATGAACATATAGGCGCGTTTGGCTGTGACCCTTATGATATATCAGGTACAGTAGATAAAAGAGGTTCTAACGGATCTCTTCACGGTTTAACTAAGTTTTCAATGGAAGACGCGCCGCCAAATCATTTTTTCTTAGAATATATAGCAAGACCACAAACTGCTGAAATATTTTTTGAAGATGTTTTGATGGCTTGTGCTTTTTACGGTATGCCAATACTTGCTGAAAATAATAAACCAAGACTTTTATATTACTTTAAAAAAAGAGGTTATAGAGGTTTTGCAATGAACAGACCAGATAGAAGTAGAAATAAACTATCTGTAACAGAAAGAGAGATAGGTGGAATACCAAACTCTAGTGAAGACATTAAACAAGCACACGCTGCAGCCATAGAATCTTACATAGAAAACTTTGTTGGATTAAAAGAAACAGGTTACGGTGATATGTACTTTCAAAGAACGCTTGAAGATTGGGCTAAGTTTAATATTAATAATAGAACATCGCATGATGCTTCTATTAGCTCCGGTTTAGCACTAATGGCTTGTAACAAACATAGGTATACACCTATAAACAAAAGAAAAACGGAACCTGTTGACATAGGTATCAAAAGATACGACAACAGTGGATATACATCAAAAATAATAAGTTAAATGAACGTTTACACTAATAACAACAGTTCTTTTCCTAGTCAAGTTGTAAGTAACGAAGAAAAAGGCACTTTTGAATATGGAAGGCAAGTTGCTCAAGCTATAGAGTATGAGTGGTTTAGACAAGGTAGAACTAATGGAAATAGATATTTAACTAATTGGAACAACTTTCATAATCTAAGATTATATGCTCGAGGTGAGCAATCAATACAAAAATATAAAGATGAATTATCTATTAACGGTGATTTGTCTTATCTTAATTTAGACTGGAAGCCAGTACCAATTTTATCTAAGTTTGTAGATATCGTAGTAAACGGTATATCTCAAAAAGCTTACGATATTAAAGCTTATGCTCAAGATCCTCAGTCAGTAAAGAAAAGAACAGACTACGCTTCTAAGCTTTACGAGGATATGATAGCTAAAGATTACATTGAAACTGTAAAGCAAACTTTAGGTATAGACTTATATCAATCACCTAGCATTGATGTTATACCTGAATCAAAAGAAGAGCTAGAGCTTAAAATGCAATTAAGCTACAAGCAGTCAATTGAAATAGCTGAAGAAGAGAGTATTAACACTGTATTTGCACAAAACAAATACGACTTAGTTAGACGTAGACTTAATATGGATTTAACTGTATTAGGTATTGCGGCTGCAAAAACTAATTTCAATATAGCTGAAGGCGTTAAAGTTGATTACGTTGATCCTTCTTATATGGTTTATTCTTACACAGAAGATCCAAACTTTGAAGACATATACTATGTCGGTGAAGTTAAATCAATAACAATACCAGAGCTTAAAAAAGAGTTTCCTAATATATCTGAAAAAGAGCTAGAGCGTATACAGAATATGCCAGGTAATAAATCATATATAACTGGCTGGGGACAATACGACGAAAATACAGTTCAAGTTTTGTATTTTGATTATAAAACATACCATAATCAAGTATTTAAAATAAAGCAAACTGATCAAGGGTTAATGAAGGCTATCGAGAAGCCAGATACATTTAATCCACCAGAAAATGATAACTTTGAAAGAGTATCAAGAACTATAGAAGTTCTTTACAATGGCGCTGTAGTTTTGGGAACAGATACAATGCTTAAGTGGGAGTTAGCTGAAAATATGTCAAGACCATACGCTGACACAACTAAAGTTGCTATGAATTATGCCATATGTGCGCCTAGAATGTACAAAGGTAGAATAGAGTCTATTGTTAGTAAGTGTATTGGGTTTGCTGATATGATTCAAATAACTCATTTAAAACTACAACAAGTGTTGTCAAGAATGGTGCCAGACGGTGTTTATCTTGATATGGACGGTTTAGCAGAAGTTGATTTAGGCAATGGAACAAACTACAACCCGGCTGAAGCATTAAATATGTATTTTCAAACCGGTAGTATCGTTGGTAGATCTTTAACGCAAGATGGCGAATTAAACCACGGTAAAGTACCTATTCAAGAACTTAGCAGCTCAAGTGGTGGTGCTAAAATACAAAGTCTTATACAGACATATCAATACTATTTACAGATGATACGTGATGTGACAGGGCTAAACGAAGCTAGAGACGGTAGTGTTCCTGATAAATCTACGCTTGTAGGGTTACAGAAGCTAGCTGCTAACGCGTCAAACGTAGCAACTAGACACATTGTTCAGTCTAGTTTGTATTTAACTCTTAAACTAGCAGAAAATGTATCGCTTAAAATAGCTGATGCATTGCGCTTTCCGCTCACAAGAGCATCGTTACAAAACTCTATATCTACTTATAACATAAAATCACTAGACGAAGTTATAAACTTAAACCTACATGATTTTGGTATATTCTTAGAATTAGAACCGGATGAAGAAGAGAGAGCTCAGTTAGAGCAAAACATACAGGTTGCATTGCAGTCAGGTGGTATTGATCTAGAAGATGCTATTGATATACGTCAAATTAAAAACCTTAAGTTAGCTAATCAAATGTTAAAGATTAAGCGTAAGGTTAAAATGGAACGTGATCAAGCTGCGCAACAAGCTAATATCGCTGCTCAAGCAGATGCTCAAGCTCAAACAGCTGAAAGAACAGCTATGGCAGAAGTGCAGAAACAAGAAGCTGTAGCATCAACTAAAGTTGATATTGAAAAAGCTAAGCAAGAAATGGAAATGCAGAAAATGCAAGTTGCAGCTCAGATAAAGCAAGCTGAGATGGAGAGACAGTTCCAGTATGACATGCAGCTAAAGCAGATGGATATTCAAGTAGAAAGAAACAAAGAGCAATTTATAGAAGATCGCAAAGATAAAAGAACAAAAATACAAGCGACACAACAAAGTGAAATGATAAGCCAAAGGAAAAACGATGGTTTACCTATAGACTTTGAAAATCAACCAGACCAAGGTCTTGGTGCCTTTATGTAGGCAAAACAATTTTTTAAATTATATTATATTATGTCAGAAGTAAAAAAAGAAGGTGAATTTACTTTAAAAGGTAAAAAGAAAACTACACCTAAAAAACTAGTTAAAAAAGACGAAGTAACAAAGGTTGAGCTTAAAAAACCTATGGAAGAGCAAAGTGTTGAGCAAGATGTTACTAAAGTAGTTATACCAAAAGAAAAAAAAGAAAATGCCGTTCAAGCACAAGAGACAAATGATAGCGATGTTGTTGTCGAAGAACCCAAAGACAGTGGCAACAGCGAAGCAGTGGTTGAAGAAGTACGGACCACCGAAGAAACAGTAGAAGCTCCAGTAGAAATTATTGAAGAAGTTGCTGAAGTAAAGCAAGAGCTAAAAGAAGCTGTAAGAGATGAAAAGGTTTTAGGTAAACAATTACCCGAAAACATTGAAAAACTAGTTTCTTTTATGGAAGAAACCGGAGGTAGCGTAGAAGACTACGTGAGGTTAAATGCTGATTACTCTAATGTAGATGATAATACATTGTTAAGAGAGTATTACAAAAAAGAAAAACCATATCTTGATAATTCAGATATTGATTTGTTATTAGAAGATTTTCAGTATGACGAAGATTTAGACGAAGATAAAGATATACGCAAGAAAAAACTTGCATTTAAAGAAGAAGTTGCGAAAGCCAAAAACTTTTTGGAAAGCACTAAGGAAAAATACTACGCTGATATCAAGTTGAGATCAAATGTAAACCCTGATGCGCAAAAAGCTATGGACTTTTTCAATCGATATAACAAGCAGCAAGAACAAGCTGAAGAAAACCGTAAAGTGTTTCAAGAAAATACTAAAAAGCTTTTCACTAATGATTTCGAAGGTTTCGATATCAGTGTTGGTCAAAA